AAGCGGCCAAAGTTTCCACGCAGCGATGAGGAGAGGGTAAACCGTATGAACAGGTACGTAGAGTGGAAGCGCAAGAAGATACAGGAACGCTGGATTCGCAGGGTGGTGATTGGTGTTGGCGGGTACTTTGCAGTTGCATTGATAATTATTGCGGTGTCTTACGTTAACCGTTTTGTTATCTATGCGACCCTCTCATGAGGTAAGCTATGAGCGTTAGACGTCTAACGTTCGGTGGGCTGCCACGGTGGGTAGAGTATCCAGACCCGTCCATCTATCTTGAGGGTACTCCGCTATTCCTAGATTTTGAGACTACCAATCTTGATAAAGGGTCTGCTAGGAATAGGCACAACTCGGTGGTGCTGGCCGTATGGAAGTACGGTTGGGACGGAGCGATACAGCACAAGCGCGCCTCTGAGTTTGAGCAAGCAGAGCTACTGGACGCAGCGAAGTCAGCCGACTTCATTGTCGCTCACAACGCTAAGTTCGACCTGCAATGGCTAGTCAGGTGCGGGGCAGACATCGACGCCCTTATTGTCTACGACACCATGCTAGCGGAGTACGTGATAGGAGGTAATAGATGGAAGACCGGGCAGCTAGCTCTGGACACGATAGCCAAGAGGAGGAAACTCGGGGAGAAGAAAGGGCTGGTATCCCGCATGATAAAGGCGGGGATTCCAACCCAAGATATCCCGGAGGCGTGGCTCCTTCGTTATGCGATTCAGGACGTAGCTTTGTTGCCGGCTTTGATGAAGTCGCAACTCTCGGAGATGGAGGGGACGCGACTACTCCCGGTGGTGTACAACCGATGCCTGCTGACCCCGGTACTAGCAGACATAGAATCCAACGGGATGATGCTGGACCCGGAGCCCGTGCTTCCTCTAACGGAGGAGAAGGAGAAGGAACTGGCGGTACTGGAAAGGGAAGCGAACAAGCTGGCAGAGGGGGTAAACCTAAACAGCCCAAAGCAGCTAGCAGCGTTTCTGTACGACGAACTGAAGTTTCCGGAACCGACCATCACGAAGGGGAAGAAGGTTATTCCGGACAGGACAGATTCAGGCGGCCGTCGTACTGACGCGGATACTATCGCAGCGTTACCGGCTATTACCGAAAAGCAGAAGCTTTTCAAGGACTTAGCCGAGAAAGCAAGGGACGTATCCAGTCACCTGTCCAAGTACTTGCGCAAGTTCGCTGAGTGTTGCACCAAAGCAGGCGGGATGTTGTATGCCAACTTCAATCAAACGCAAACGTTCACCCACCGCCTATCGTCGTCAGGAGCAGAGTACAAGGTCCAGTTCCAGAACTTCCCAAGAGCCTACAAGAAGTTCTTCCGCGCTCCCGGAGATTGGCTGGTTGGAGAAACAGATGGAGCGCAACTTGAGTTCCGTGCTGCTGGTCATTTGGGAAGAGACCCTGCTGTTGTATCTGATATTGAACATGGCGTTGACGTACACAAGTTCACATCGGAAACCCTGACTAAGGCGGGGCAAGAGACCGACAGACAGAACGCCAAGGAGCACACGTTCAAGCCACTGTACGGAGGGCAGACAGGCACAGATGCTGAGAGAACTTACTACGCAGCGTTTAGGGAGAAGTATCCGGGCGTAGCCGCAGCGCAGCAAAGCTGGATAGATACGGTCCTGCTTGAGAAGAAGTTGGAGACTGAGTGGGGCCTTGTGTACTATTGGCCTGATACGAAGATGGACAGGTCAGGGTACATTAAGAACACCACCAGCATCTGCAACTACCCGGTGCAGGGGTTCGCAACTGCCGAGATCATTCCGATTGCTCTGGTGTGCATGTGGCATAGGCTGCGTAAGTCTAACCTGTTGATGTATCTGGTGAATACGATCCACGACTCTATCGTTGCATATCTGCCGCCAATGGAAGTTGACATCTTTCACACTCTGGCTAAGCAGTGCATGATAGATGACGTGTACTTAGTTCTGGAGAGGCTCTATGGCATCAAGCTGACCGTGCCATTAGGGTGTGGTGTTAAGGTCGGGACGCACTGGGGCGTAGCCGCAGAAACAAAATACGAAGCTACCCCCATGTTGTATAAGGAGGCTGCATAAGTGATTCGTGGAACAGTTGCTAAGACGTACACCCGTGATTGGCAGGGCGAGGATGGCGTAATTTGCCTGCACTCGTTTCAACTTCAGGGGGATAAGCGGTACTTCCGTACTGGTACAGAGAAGTTGGTAAGTGAGGGGGATTACATTACGTTTGATGTTGAGGGCAACAACAACGTCGTCCCTCCTACCCTTGAGGTTGGGAAGGCTAAGACGGTGGCCCCTGCTGCGCCTCGTTCTGGTACGTGGACCCCACGACCAGCGTTTAGGCAGGGGGCCGCTGCTGCTGGAAAGTCTGAAAACTTTGAGGCTAGGCAGAAGTACTGGGAGAACAAGGAGCAGAGAGATATCGAGGTTGTGGAGCCTCGTATTACCCTCTCGGCAGCGCAGAGAGACGCTATCGAAGTAGTTAAGGTTGCGCTACAGCACGACCTTCTTAGCTTTGGGAACGCAGCTAAGGCGGCTAAACTGCACATGCTCCTAGATTACGTCGATGAGGTTGCTGCACGCTTCTACTTCGGGAGGATGAACGCTGCCGAAACCGTGGCTGGGTTTGCTCCTGATACTGGTACGGATAAGGGCGGCCCGGAGGGTAGTGATGGTGACGATTGAAGGCGTGGATATTCCCTACGATTCTCAGGTGTTTGACACCGAGCATTACGTAGTTCTGCATGGAGATGTTGATACGGTACTCGGGCAGGAGCCTTATACAGATGGTAAGTTCAACTATTACAAGGTCTACCTTGTGGTCAACAAGCAGACCGAAGTAGTTGAGCACGTCTGTATTCAACTCCCCGAAGCGTGCTGGGTAGCTACTGGGCTTAACTCTGCTGTAGCTAAGGCCCCGTGGGCTTGGGCTGGAAGTATTGCTGAGGCTGCTCCAATTGATAGTGACAAGGTAAACTAAAATGTTGATTCGCGTAGATGGAGATGTAGTCGTATATCGTGCGGGTTTCGCCGCCGAGCATACGTTCTGGCGCTTCTTCTACGGCGGGGCCATGAGAGAGTTTGAGTCTAGGGCACTCATGATAGAGTACGCCGATAGCCTCGGCCTCTCTCCCGGCCAGTATGCTGTCGAGACTCGTGTTGAAGTTGAACCAGTAGAGAACGCTTTCTACAACGTCAGGTCTATCATAAGAACTGCTGCGGAAGCATTGCAGGCTGATCCTAAAGACGATGTTAAAGTGTACTTATCTGGCCCTACTAACTTCCGAAACGGCATAGCTAAGATAAAGCCGTACAAAGGCAATAGGGATAAAGCCCATAAGCCAGTACACGCCGCTGATATCAAGGCAATGATCCGTAGGGAATACTCCACAGTAACATCTGAAGATGAAGAAGCGGATGACCGCATAGGAATAGAGCATTACGAAGCGTGGCTAAAGGACCCGTATAGCACAGTAATTGCGTCCATAGACAAAGACTTAGATATGATACCGGGGCTGCACTACAACTTCGTAAAAGGAGAGGCGTATGAAGTTACCCCCGACAAAGCTATCTACAACTTCTACAAGCAGTGTCTGGTCGGCGACACAACCGACAATATCCCCGGTATTGAAAAAGTTGGTCCAGTCAGAGCTACGAAAATACTTGAAGCAAGTACGGGCACTGGAGAACTGGATCTCTACCGCGCAGTCGCAAGGGCGTACCGTGATGTGTACGGTGAAGGTTGGAAAGATAGGCTTACCGAAGTCGGAAGACTTCTCTGGATCAGGCGAAAAGATCACGAGATCTGGAACCCCCCCGAAGTAGAACTGGAGTAACAATGAGCGACAAAGAAACAGCAATTCTTGATAGAAACAACCCACGATCAACGTTTGTCTACAGCTTTATCGACACCCCTGTCTGGTTTTCTATGACGCTTGAGGTCCCGGTTGCTACTGCCGCCAAAGTCAAGAAGTTGGCTAGCGACTTTCATACTGTACAGGCGTGGCTCGATACTTGTTGGGAAGCAGCACGTTCGGGGGCGCAGCCACCGGAAATGCCTAGTGAAGTGAAGGAGATTTTGTGGCCCGAATCCGCGACTCCGCCCGCAGAAAAGCGGCGAAAGAGAAAGGATACAGAAGCGGCTTTGAGCAACGAATAGCCGAACAACTAGAAGCATCCGGGGTTCCGTTTGAATACGAGCCCCGCAGGGAAATAGTCGAGTACGTAGTAAACGAGACAAGACGCTACCTACCCGATTTCGTCCTGCGGGGCAGTATCATCATAGAATGCAAAGGGAGGTTTACCGCCGCAGATAGGAAGAAACTTCTACTGCTGAAAGCTCAGCACCCCGAGAAGGACATAAGGTTGCTGTTCATGTACGACAACAAGCTGAGCCCACGGTCCCCTACTAGGTACTCGGCATGGGCCGAGAAGAACGGCATACCGTGGGCGCTCAAGACTGTACCTGAGGAGTGGGTGAAGTGAGTGATCCATACGAAGAACAAGTGGGGGGAAGGCACTATAAAAAGTTCGCCATCCAACCCCATGAATACATCGTAAAGAACGGCATCGGCTGGAGTGCAGGCAACGCCATCAAGTATCTGTCTAGGTACAAAGACAAGGGCGGTGCCGACGACGTTAAGAAAGCAATTCACTACTGCCGAATGCTTCTCAAAGAGGAATATAATATTGAAGATCCTAGCCCTTGACATTGAAACTGCCCCTAACACAGCGTTTGTGTGGGGGC